ACGGCACGTCGCCAGCCCAGTAGCTGGCATCCGTGTAGACCACACCGTCATCACCGATGGTCAGCGAGACCGTGACACGATCCGCCTTGGCAGCGGACTGGTGCGAGTTGAAGCAAAAAAGGAGCGCCAGGAGCGCCCCTTCTGCCATGGCTTCGCGTGCAGCGTTGTCCATGGTCAGCCCCTCAACCAGCGGCCTGCGCCTTGGTGGTCATCTTGACCAGCCGGGGCTGGAGCGCCAGATCGCCATTGCGCGTCACGTAGAACGAGCGGGGATCGAGCGTGTATTCCCCGACCGGGTAGTACAGAGCGGCGCCATCCTCGTTCTTCTCGAGGATGATTTCGGTCTTTTCCGGGTAGGGATTGGGCTTGCCGTTCCGGTCGAACGTGTGCACGTAGACGGTCTGGAAGTTCAGGTCATAAGGCTTGCCCGAGGCCTTGGCGTTGCCGCGTTGGTTGCGGACATCGGTCGACTTCACCGAGATTTGAATCATTTGAGCTCCGATTGGGTTGTGCTCACACAACGTGTACAAGCGGGGCGGAAGTTATCACGTACTCGTTACGTGTACAAGCCAAGTTGAGCACATCGACAAAAAAAGACCCCTCGGCACTCTCACTGGCATATCTGCCCATACCGCCCTCCTCCTATGCCCTCCAGTTTAATCAGGGCGACGGATCACGGCCCTCTAGACATACGCGCTGCGCTGCGCGGACTAGGCCAGCTTGGGCGCAATTGCAACGACGCGGCAGCGTCAAACCAGCAAGATCAGGTAGCAGACGACTGGCGCGCTAGTGCCGCACTGAGCACATCGCCGGGCACGTCGCGCGACTGAGCGGTGACATCACTGCAGCCCACTACGCACCTGTGCATTGCGCGCAGATAGACCCTGTAGATAAGCCGCGCCAGGGTCCTGCTGCGCGAGAGGCGCGACGACAACCTGCAGTTGCTGCGGGGGATGCTGTTGGGCCGGACGTGCCTCATGCCGAGGCTGATCCGTAGACCGGCGCGGAGCTTCGCGGGACGGCAGCTTGAAATCAACGAAAAAGCCGCGCTCTACGATGTGCTTGCACAGACCCTCAGGCATATAGAGCAGGGTTGCCTGCTGCGTGTAGCACTTGCACTCGCCTCGCATGACGACGCAAGCAGCAGGGTATGGCGCCTCAACGGGCTGGGTGACTGAATCGTAGGCCGGCGCACTGTGCGGGAAGCCGGGGATGCGAGGCACGCGAGCGTCTACATATTCCGCAGCTGTCAGCACGCGGCCCTCATTTCCTGCCCGTCCTGGTGCTTGCGACGCACCCGCCGTGGCCACCGGCTCGGCCTTGCCCTTGACTACATTCTTGTAGACGCCACTGACCGCAAAATAGATCATCGTCGGCGCCAGGATCACGGCAGCCAGTGCCGTCCAGACAGCACGCGGAATTTTCTTTTTCCCTGTGTGCAGACTCGCGCTTTTGTACCAGCCGTAGACCTCTTTCGGAAAGCCGACCATGGAGACCGTGCCGGTCTTGCCGCTCCCATCTTTTTCGCAGTTCGGATTGACGGCCGCCCACTCTATGCAACTGACCAGGTCAGCACCGAATGTGCGTTTCAGGTGTCGGTGCCACCCAGGCGAGCCAACCAGGCGCCGCACAAAGTTATCGATGTTCTGGGGATGCTGCGTGACCAGGTAGAAATCCATGCCCCGACGCCGATGCTCGGCCAGCATGCGGATTTCGTCCGGGACGATCGCACTTGCACCGCGCACGGGCATATCGTTGTGGCACTCATCAATCAGGAAGATGGTGCCGTCAGGCTCTTTCTGCCAATCCTTGAAATCGATCCGCCTCCAGTTCGAAAGCTCACCGCCCTCAACTGGCTCAAAGCGCCCGTTATGGCAGACGGGGCGACCCTCTTTCACACTTCGCTCACGCACCCATTTCAGCGTATTGAGTGTCTTGCCTGCGCCATTGGCGCCAGTAATCAGATACAGCATGCCGACCTCACTGTTTACGGAATCGCTTCACTGCGCCAGTCATGCCCGCAAGACTCAGGCGTACCGCAACTGCGGACGTAATGATGCTGATTGCGACACCAACTTTCATATACGAAAGCAAACCAACTAGCTCAGGTGGCAGACCAAAAAACGCAGTTAGAGCGTCAGACTTCAGACGGTCAAGTGCGGTATCAACGCCCATGTATGTAATGACCGATATACCCAACGAAATGAGCACCTGACCTGCGAGACTCCCCGCGATGTTTAGGAACATGCCGCCCAGAGCGGCGAGAAAAACAGGCATTTAATTACTCCCTCGCAACGCCGGAAACAATACGGAATCCAGCCAGACTAGACACTGCGACCAGCACCCAGCCCATATATTCAAGGCCAGGACAGATACGGGACATGGGCAAAGATACTTCGGTGCCCCACACAGTCACCAACAAATCAGATATGCATTGGCCGCCACCAAGCAAATTGTCCTGACTCAGCTTCCCAGAAACATCCACATCTTTATTGCCGGGCAAGTCTTTCGTCACGTCGCGATTGCGCCCTTTAGCAGCCTCAGCGTCATAGAGCTTTGACTCCGGAGACTCGTTTACGAATAACTCGCACGCGCGCTTATGCTGCTCTTTGGCAATCGCACAAAGTAATACGTCGCCCTCACACGTCCAGCCCGCAGAGCAAGAGCCGCCAAACTTGCCTTTGCCGTCGCCGCAATCGTCACCTTTGCAATCGCCGCCCCCGGTGCCACCCCCCGTATCGACACCACCGCCTGTGCCGCCTCCTGTGCCGCCGCCCGTGCCACCGCCTGTGCCACCGCCCGTGCCGCCACCCGTGCCGCCACCCGTGCCGCCTCCTGTGCCGCCTCCTGTGCCGCCTCCTGTGCCACCACCTGTGCCACCGCCAGTGCCGCCCCCTGTGCCACCGCCAGTGCCACCGCCAGTGCCGCCCCCTGTGCCGCCGCCCGTACCGCCACCAGTCCCGCCGCCTGTACCACCTCCTGTGCCGCCGCCCGTGCCACCACCTGTGCCACCGCCAGTGCCGCCTCCTGTGCCGCCGCCTGTACCACCTCCTGTGCCGCCCGTACCACCACCAGTACCGCCACCCGTGCCACCGCCTGCGCCACTGCCATCACCCGGTGTGTTGCCTGCGTTGCCGTCGCACTTCGCTCCAGTCTGCGTACCATCACCGCCCCACATCCAAACACCCGACGAGTTTTGGAATGCAACGGTGCTATTGAGAGTGACAACGCAGCCCTTTTCACACATTGCAGTAGGCACACTCCCCGGGCGATCATCAAAATACAGCTTTGTCCCCGCTTTGCAATTCTCTGGCTCATCCTTTACGCATTGATTCCCATCTTTTTCCTTGTATTCCGCATTGCAATTACAGGTGCCGGCCGCGTTACCCGTGGAATTAGCAGGACACTCGAGCAAAGACCCGTAGCCCACAGACATAGAATTGTCGGTTGGCGGTTTGATATTCGTATTTGAGTACTTGATGTCGCAATAACTACCGCTCACAGCAACACCCGATGGAGACCAGCCTGAGGGCCATTTATACGCCCCGCTAAAAGCGGCGCACACGGCCTCAGCACTGTTAGCCCGCAACAAGGGGCCGTTGGAAACAGGGTTGGGCACCGTGTAGATTTTTGCTTTTGGAATCGCGGCATTTGATATCAGGGGAGATATCAAGCAGCAGACCGCTAACATGCGTAGCACTACGCGGAAAAGATAAGCCATGCGGCCCCCAGCATTGCGATGATTACAAACAGGCCCATGGCACCCCCTCTTTGAAACGCCACCCGTGGCGCTTTAAAAAGGCCCCGCAGCCGGCCGGTCTGCGGGTTCCTACTGGCCGATCAGGACAGAGCCTTGCGCACCCACTGGAATGCCTTGACGCCCACGTAGATGAGCAGCACGGCGGCGCCGATCAGGCCGATGGGCACAGCTTGCGCACCGATATCGGTGACGACGGCGCCAACGTCCACCGCAGCGGCATTTGCGCCACCAGCGGCCAGGGCTGCAGCAGCAGCGATTGCGGCAATGCGCGCGGTTTGGGTATTGATGCGATTCATGGTTTCAGTCCTCTTGAGTTTGGTTTCCGTCGGTATTTCTGAGCGTCTGGATCAGGACTCGAAAGCCCCAACCGACAGCCCAGATCAGCAGGACGGCGCCGCTGATTGCTGCGCCCTCTTCGGCACTCAGCGAGAGCACCGGGAGGGCAAATTCGTGCTGCACGGTGACCGTGCAGGCTTGCGCGCACTGAATGACCTGGTCAGCCATTGCTGTTGATGCGGTGCAGGGCAGTGGCCCGCATCCGCGCTGTGTAGATGCGAGTGCGCCGATCCATCCAGTTGCCGATGCTCGATATCGCGCGAGTAATGAGCGACATGAACAGCCCGAAAGCGAGGGCGCCGAGGGCACCACCGCACATGGAGAGCCACACGACAGTGCCCGCGAAGTGCCGCAACTGCGCATCCGTCAAATCGATGAACATGTATTCCCCTCTCTATCTGTACAGATGGCTGCGGCTTGCGCGTCAGCTACGCATGCCGCACAAGCCGCTGCCATCTGCCGTACGCATCCACATGAACGGTCCGTTCGCTTCGATTCGCCGCGGGGTGTGTCGGATTCGCACAAAGCGCGAAAAACCGCCGCCCGTTGGTGCGAACTCAGGCAAGAGAAGCTCGCCTGTCTCAGCATTGACGTAACCGCCTCCCTTCGCCGGCCGAAAGCGGTCGGTGATCGCAGCATTGCCCTGCACATACGCAGGCCAAAGCACCCAGCGACGGCAGCCGCGACCAGACTCATCCAGGCCCCCTGCCCCATGAATTCGTGCCCCATGCGGGAACCCCCCTTGAATCTTGGAAACGTCCTTCGTGGCGTACTTCATGAGGTAGGCCACGGGCGCATAGGCCTCGACGCGGTTGGACATGCCATGGCCCCACATAGGCGCTTGCCAGACACCACGTGCGCGCCATGCGCGGTCAGGTTTCGGGGGCGTTAGACCGGCATCCAGCCAAACCACTACGTGGTAATGGATCACGCCGCGCCGCTGCAGCTCAGCAACCCATGCGTAGCGCACTTTCTTCTCGCCCGTGCGGCTGTAGTGCCACTTGCGCAGACCGTCGAGAAAGCGGCTGATGTGCTCCGGGCGCCAGTCGCGGTTTGTTCCCGCATAGGTCAGCGTGAGCATCCATACACGCTGATTTTTTGGACCCTGGTTGTGCAAGCACTTGGCCGACACGCCCAGCGCTTTGCGCATGCGTGTCAGGCGGGTTTTTTGGTGGTCGATTTCAATGGTGTTTTCAGTGAAGAAATCGACTACCGAAACACCCTTGCAAGTTGTTGATAGTGAGACAAGCCCGGCGCTTCGCGCCTTCTCGCCCTGCGCATCGGCCAGGGCCTGTGCAGAGGCCGCAGAACGGGCGCGCCAAGCCTCGACCACCCCACCCATACGGGCGGACTGCTGCCAGGGCTGAAAGGCCGGACGCGCCTCTTCGCTGAAGCGGAATTCACTCATGCTCCAGCCCAATCACGGAATGCCGCGCGCTTTGCCGCAGCCTTGGCACGACGCTCCGCAGCCAGGTCGCTGTAACAGCGGTCCTGGCCAGCTGTAACAGCGGCCGGCGCGCAGCTCGGTGTAACTGCGATCGACCGCTGTAACTGCGAGCCGGCGCACTTGGCCGCCAACTCAACAAGGAAACGGGCGAATGCCGGTGGCGTGCGCTCCCGATCAGCGGGCGAAAGCTTCAGCGTGCGGCCGGCAGCTCGGTGTAACTGGACGGGCAAATCGCCGACCTGCTCACGACTACAACCGACGATGTAGAGATAGGTCGGCTTCGGCGCTGCGTGGCCCCACCACCCCTGATCCACCAGAAGAGTCCAGCCGCCGAATGCATCGACGTGGCCCGGATGAGGCAGGCCAGCAGCGGGCCACAACGTGGAGCCCCATGGATGCTCCAACACGCCGCCACAACGGCGCACCTGCTCAACAGCAAACAGGGCCAGGGCCTTTTCGTCTGGGCGAGGCTTGGCCCAATGACGGAGGCGCCCCCAGCCCCGGCACGGAGGGTGGCAGACGACAGGATTGGCACCGGCATAGCCGCGCGCATCGCGCTCCGCATCCCACACATCAGCAGCCAGGCCGAAGTAACAGGAATCGGAACGAGCGAAGAGGACCGACACACCTGGTCGCTGTAACAGGCTAGATGCACTCATGCCCAGCACCCCACTTCAATGATGAAAGCCGCCCAGGCGCGCAGGCGCCAATGCAGGTCATAGACCCGGCGATCAAAGTCCGGCGGCAGGCGCCGAGCGCGCTCGAAATACTCCAGATCGAGCAGCCCTTGCTTGAGCGCGAAGAGGTGCCGCGCCATGTCGCTGGGACCATCGGCGCGGTACACGGGCAGCAGGCGCACTGGGGCAGTCATCAGAAGCCCTGCCCGCCCA